CTCACGGAGCCAACTAGGAGAAACTAAAATGGATAGAATGGTAATAGGAAATTTATTTTTAGAAGCAGCAAAAAAGAAACTTGAGGCTCAAATCAAAAATGCTGAAGCAAAAATAAATCTTTATCTTACACAAGCAGTCGGTGTTGGAGAGCATCCTCAGATTGCTGAAGAACTTATCAAAGCAGCAGAAGAAGGTAGTCATGCTCAAGATGTTTTAGATTTTCTTAACAAACGGTGGAACTAAAAATCGCCCCCATAGTTTAGTGGTAAGAACGCTGGGCTTTCATCCCGGTAGCGAGGGTTCGATTCCCTCTGGGGGTACCAAGGAGGCATTATGATTACAGAAATGCATAGTGAAGAGGGTATTGTAGATCCATTTGAACATCCAGACAATAAATCAGACCCAGCCGCAAAAAAATTATTTGAGATGTATAATCCAAAACAAACAGTGAATATAAAAATGAACACAGATAGAAATCAACTAAAAAGTTATTCAGAATTAGTAAATCATCCTGACCATTATAACCAAGGAAAGATTGAGGTTATTGATGCAATTCAGGATTGGGGACTTGACTTTATCGAGGGAAACGTGGTAAAGTATGTAGCAAGGTCAAGACACAAGTCATCTCGTGTTGGCGACCTAAAGAAAGCCAGATGGTATCTGGATTATCTTATTAGACAATTAGAAGGAGAATAAAATGTCAGTTAAGGTATCACTTGAACAAGTAGTTCAACAGCTTACAGAGGCTCTTGCCGATGCAGAGAAGACCGATAGCGGTAATAAGGCAGCAGGAACTCGTGTTCGTAAGGCGGCACAGGAAGCCACTGTTCTTTTAAAGGAGCTACGAAAGCAAGTTTTAGAATCTCGTAAAGAAGATTAATGTATAAAGGTAGAGCAGAATATGAACAGATGAGGGACTTTGTTTTAAAGGCAGAGTCCTTCTTTATTAAAGTCAAGAACTATCTGATAAAGCAATACAAGAGAATGGCTTTGTTTAGGAAATAAAACTATTTATCCTATAAACCACGGAGGGTGAATGGGTGGAAGCATTAAACGGATTAGTTGAATACGGCATACTTGGTATGTGGACTCTTTCTCTTTTAGTATCCAATCACACCATGAGAAAGAACTTTCAGTCTCGCTATGATGACCTAAATAAAAATGTGGTTGACACCCTTAAAAGAAACTACGAACTCCTACAGCAAAACCGCGAAGATCACAAAGAAATTATGGTAAAATTAGACGAAGGTCTTGAGACCATGAAACAAAAATATCTTGAAGAAAAATTGAGAGCAGAGTTTAGATCAAAAGAAAAGTCTTGACAGCCAGCCCATCCTGTTCTATAATGTAGTCACAATTTAATAACTCGTCTTTGGAGGACGGTAATGGGAAAAATTAAACAAGTAGTAGAAAAGCTAAAAGCAGAAGAGAATTTGACCACTAACGAGGTCTTGACAAAATACCCAGATCTTGCTAGACTATTAGAGCAAGAAGAACAACAGGAGAAACTAAATGAGTCAACAAGCGAACGAGTTCTTCTCAAAGGTTGAAAAGAAATATAATATTAAGCTAAAGAGAGTTACTAAATGTCCAGAAACAGGGCGACAAGGGCAACCAATGCCGGGGAATCCTTTGGTTTGGTATGTAGCTTACAGAGGCAATAAAGGCGAGCCAATCGTCTCACGATGGTCTTATTCAACAGGTCGAGTTGTAAGTCCATCGGCACAAGACACAAATGTTCTATAGGAGTAAATAATGGAAGCTGATAACAAGGCACAAAAAATGGCAGAGTATATCCAATCACTAGCAGCAGTAGAGGATTGTATGCGACCTTATCGTGAACAGCGAAAGGAGCTACGAAAGAATTTTATTGAGAATAGTTGGCTAGATAAGGATGAAATTTCACTAGCAACAAAGGCTTACCGAATGTGGGAGCAGCAGATTGACTTTGATAACTTTGCTAAGATTTTTGAAGCAGTAGAGACAAGTTTTATCGATAAGGAGGACAAGGATGATTCCGCTGAATAGGTTTTTATTGGTCAGTGTTATGGAAGAAGAAGAGCAAGAGAAGCCTTCGTTTTATCTACCTGACGATGTTGTAACAAACAAAAAGCCCTATGAAGTCGTGGAAATCGTTGATGTCTCGTCAGAGTCTAAGTTCGCCTCGGTTTTAAATAAAGGCGATAAGGTTGTAGTTGAAGGACACATGCTTCGTAATGTTGATGTGTTCGGAGATAAGGCAACTCTAATTGAAGACAATTATGTTCTGGGAAAATGCTAAGGTATGTCGCACCAGCTACTTTTGAATGCGATGAACTGGTAGTTGGTGCTACCTTAGAATCATTTACCTTTTCTAAGAAGAATAACCTTCCCGTCTTAACCAACGGGAAGGTTGTTTATTTCGATCACGAGTTTATAGGTGATAAGAAAAAGCAAGATGAGGTCGCTACATTTAAAATGGCTGCGATCTTAGCAGGTAAATTAGCTTTTCCTTTTTGCGATAAGATCTTTTTGAGAGATGATTACTTATCAATCATCACGAGAACATCATCTCAAAAGCTTTATTTCAATAAGATTTATTTGTTTGATGGTGAAGAAATCGAGAATCTAAAAAAGACTATTGTTCGATTCGATGTAATCGACATCATTAAAAAGAGATACTTGCTTACACCACTACAAAAAATCTTTGAAACTGGAGAGGAAAAGTTTATTAAGAGAATAGAATTCGGAGAACAGAACATAGTTTATTGTTATTCAGATTTAACTAAAAAAGAATTAAGCTCTCACGATTACACAGAGTTTATGGCTAGAAAGAAAGCCGCTTGGTGGTTTAAAGAGAATGGCTACAGATCACATGTTAAAGGCAATGTAACAAAACTAAAACACTTTAAAAGGCTTAAGAGAGCCCATTACGATCTAGATCTACCAGATAACATAGTGGATAAAACAAATGAGTAACATAGACCATAGACATCTTGTTGGAATCGTTCCACTAGCAAAGCCTTACTCCATCTACAATAACATTTGGGATGATGGTTTTATCAACATTAGTGAGACTGTAAATGCTATTCAGGGAGCTATCTTAGAGTGTGCTTCGGCAGGCTGTAGCTCTATTTGGGTTAATGCTGACTACGAGCAAATCCCCTTGTTAAAGAAAAGGATTGGGTCTTGGGTTGAAGATCCAGTTTATTATCGTAGAACTTTTGAAAAGAAGCCAAGCCTAACTAAAAGAATTATTCCAATTTATTATTCATGGAACCATCAAAAGGACATAGGCAGGCGAGATTCTTACGGTTGGGGCATCATCAATGCTGGTTTTGTGGCTACTAAAATCGCACAGAACATCAGCAAGCATCTGATTCCAGACCGCTTCTATGTCTCATTCCCGGTTAGTGTTACTAACTTTTGGCAACCACAACACCACAGAAAACAGATTCATCAAGGCGATAGAATCTGTTTTGTTCACGAAGGAAAGACATTCTTAGATGATGAATTTATTTCATTTATCATCACACAAGAAGATTTGCGAGAAGCAAATAGAAATGTAAAAGACAAAGGTACCGGATTCAAGATGGTAGATCCAGAGTTAGGTCAAGGTCTAGATGCCTTAGTAAAAAGACCAGCAGAGGAAAGATGGTCGGCAAGAAAGTTCAAGATTTCAGAGATCTTCTCATTCTTAGAACTAAAAGACTTCGACACAATCGAAGGAGACTTCTACCATCGCATAGACACCTGGGAAGGTTATAAGAGTTTTATGAAGTCAGACAACCACTTTAGGAAACTCAACACAAAATATTTTTATAATAGAGGGAAACATAAAATCAATGGACACGATGAAACTGAACAAAGACGACATTATAGCTTCTCTAAGGAAGATGAATAGAGAGTTAATAGAGGAGAATGAACACCTCCGCAAACAAATCGTAGCCTTAGAAGAGCTTGCAATCGACACCACAATCGGTTATAATGAGGACATGTTTGATGAGGAAGAGGAGGTAGGATTCGAATGAATAACTCACAGATTTACGATATGATCCCCTATCAACTTTTGGAAAGAGTAGGGTTTCCATCAACTTATATTAATTTAACTTTAGATCAAAAAGCATTTATTGATGATGTATTCGCGAATAATAGTGAAATAGCATTAGCAAATTTGCATTTGATGGATAGAGTTACAGAACTAGAAGACAAGGTTGCAGACCTTGAACATGAACTCAAAGACCTAGCAGGAGAAAAATGAGTAGCCAAATTAAATTTGTAGGGCTTCATGCCCATTCAGTTTTCAGTGTGTTTGATGGACTTGGTTATCCACAAGACCACATCGACTTTGCAGTAGAGAATGGAATGGATGCTCTCGCTCTAACAGACCACGGCAACATGAATGGTCTTTCTTATCAGGTGCTTCACTCAAAGAAGCTACAGAAGGAAGGCAAGAACTTCAAACCAATCTTTGGTATTGAAGGTTATTTTATTGATTCCGTTGCGAAATGGAAGGAAGAAAAAGCAGAAATTGACAAAAATAAAAAGGGTCGAAAGGTAAAAGAAGAAAATAGCGCAGTAGTTATTGAAGACGAGGAAGCAACAAAACGGCAGGAAAAGAATGTTCTTAACCGTCGTGCTCACTTGGTTTTGTTGGCTCAGAACCAAACTGGTCTAAACAATTTGTTTACTTTGGTGAGTAAATCGTTTGACCCTGAGAACTTTTATCGTTATCCCCGCATTGATTTTGAGATGTTGCGGGAACACAACGAAGGCATTATTGTGTCTTCAGCTTGTATGGGTGGTCCTTTGTCGAAGGATTACTGGAACAACCGGGAGGAAGGTGATGAAGCTGTACAACGGGCGATGGTCCAAACCATTGAAAACTTTACCTCTATCTTTGGAGATAGATTTTACGGTGAGCTTCAATGGAATGCAATCCCCGAGCAACACGAAATTAACAAACACATTATCATGGCTGCTGAAAGAACCGGCATTAAGCTTATTTCAACAGCAGATAGCCATTACCCTCGACCAGAGTTGTTCAAAGATCGAGAACTTTATAAGCAACTTGGCTGGCTTGGAAAGTCTAAGCCAGACTATGCAGAATCAACACTCCCAGAGAGCCGAGAGGAACTAAAGTATGAACTTTATCCAAAGAACGGCGACCAAATGTGGGATGCTTACAAAACTTATTCACAAAAATGTGGCGTAGATTATGATGATGACTTTATTCGCGAAACAATTGAGCGGACTTATCAAATCGCTCACAGCCGCATTGAATCTTTCTATCCCGATGCTACTGTTCGCTTACCTGATTTTGTTGTTCCTGACGGAAAGTCGGCTGATGAAACGCTACGAGAACTATGTATTGAAGGTCTTGAGCAAAAGGGGCTGGCTTCCAAAACCGATTATAATGAAAGGCTCCAAGAAGAACTAGAAGTAATTCAGGATCGTGGATTCTCGAAATACTTCCTAACAATGAAGGCGGTTAGCGATGAAGCTATTAAAACACAGTTGGTTGGTGCGGGTCGCGGTAGTGCTGCTGGTTCTCTTGTTGCTTATGTACTTGGTATTACTGGTATTGATCCCATTGAATACAATCTCCTCTTTAGTCGATTTCTGCGACGAGATGCTGTCGATTATCCTGACATTGACTACGACGTTGCCGACCCTATGGCTCTAAAGGAAATCCTTATTGATAAGTGGGGTAAGGATGTTGTTGTTCCAATTAGCAATTACAACACATTACAGTTGCGTTCACTAATCAAAGACATCTCAAAGTTCTATGGTGTTGACTTTACAGAGGTAAACCGTGTAACCTCTGTAATGCTAAAGGAGGCAACTCCAATTGCAAAGAAGGCTCACGGAATTACAGCAGGAGTTTATGCTCCAACATTTGAAGAGGTAAAAGAATATAGTGAGACACTTAAACAATTTCTTAGAAAGTATCCGCACATCGCTACCCACGTTGACAATCTTTATGGTCAGGTACGATCTATCAGTCGTCACGCTGGCGGCGTGGTTATTGCTGACGGATTAAATAAACACATGCCGCTAATTAACAGCGGTGGTGTACAACAAACACCATGGAGTGAGGGACAAAATGTTAGACACCTTGAGCCTCTTGGCTTTATTAAATTTGATATCCTTGGACTCGCAAGCCTCCGTATGGTTGAGGGTGCTATCAGCCATATTCTTCGCAGGCACCATGGGATTAAGGAACCTTCGTTTGCTGACATTAAAAAGTGGTACGACGAAAACTTAGATCCCAATGTTCTAAACCTTGATGATCAAAAGGTTTACAAGAATGTTTTCCATCGTGGCAAGTGGGCTGGAGTCTTCCAGTTTACAGAGAAAGGAGCCCAAGGCTTCTGCAAGAAAGCCAAGCCAGAGTCAATCATTGATATTTCAGCCATTACATCGATTTATCGCCCAGGTCCGCTATCGGCAAAGGTCCACGAGCATTATGTAAAAGCAAAACGAAATCCAATGAGTGTAAAGTATTTGCATCCTTTGGTTAAAGAAGTCACTAAAGAAACTTATGGATTTTTGATTTTTCAAGAGCAGATTGCTTTGTTGGCTCACAAGTTGGGTAAAAACCTTACACTTGACGAAGGCAATATGCTTCGTAAGTTGTTGACTAAAAAGGGAACAGGCAAAGGTAATGAAAAGAAGATGGCAATTCACAAAAAGTTTATTGATGGTTGCCTTGAAAAAGGTATTAAAGAAAGTGATGCCCAAACGCTTTGGCAAACGTTTGAATATTTCTCAGGATATGGATTCAATAAGTCTCACGCAGTTAGCTATTCTATACTTAGCTTTCAGTGCGCCTATCTCCTTACCTATTATCCTGTCGAGTGGTTGGCTGCTTTCCTTGACAAAGAACCAGAGGGGCGAAAAGAGCAGGCAATCAACATCGTCCAAAGCTTAGGTTATAAGGTAAAGCGACCTGATATCAATGAGTCAGGTCAGGTTTGGGAGATTAGTTCAGCAGATAAGAAGACACTGGTTCAGCCTCTTACATCTATCAAAGGTCTTGGAGACAAAGCAGTTGAGCAGATCTTACAGCATCGACCATTTAATAATGTGGAAGAGCTTTTGTTTAATGGTGACATTGTTTATTCAAAGCTAAACAAGAAAGCTCTTGATGTTTTAGCTCGTTGCGGAGCCATGAACTCTTTGATGGATGAAAGGTTCACAGGCATGAAACACTTCTGGTCTGCCGTAGCCGTAGATCGTCCAAAGAAGGAAAAGGACTTGCTTGATAACATTGAGCTTTACAAACCTGAAGGAGACTTCAGTGATGTAGAAAAGATTGAGTATCTAACTGGACTTACTGGAATCTTCCCATTCAGTTTGGTTTTAAAGGATGATGTTTACGATAGCATTAAGAAGAATAAGATCCCAGCCTTGGGAGAGTATGACAAAGCTATCGGTGTCGCTTGGTTTATTCCAAGAGAGGTTATTGAGAAGAAGACTAAGACTGGTAAGTCCTACTACATCGTTAAGACAATTGACGACACAAACAACCAGTTTGCGATTAAGTGTTGGGGTGTAAATCCTGCTTTGGATCGTGTAGCAATCAATCGTCCTTATCTCGCTAAGTTGGATTACAATGAGACTTGGGGCTTCTCTAGTCGGTCAATCTCTAAGAATTGGCGAATGATTGGATAGTTATTAGGTGGAGGGATTGAAATGACAATCTATGAATTTATTTTAAAACATTCAACCTACGGCAAAGAACTCTTTGAAAGTAAGGAAATAATGCTTAAATTACGAAGAATGGCTGATGATGATAAGTTAGAATTTCTTAAACAGTGGGATGAAAAAAGGAAACCAAAGCCAAAGAGAACAAGAAAAAAGGTTGACAATAAGAAAGAAAAAGCTTATACTGATAAAACAAATGGAGGGAAAAGTGAAGCTAAAAGTGTACCGCGTAAGAGAAAACGCAAAACTACCAGTAAGGGCTCACAAGACTGATGCTGGGATGGATTTGTTCTATTGTCCTGAAGATAATAAAGGAACGACACTTTTTTCACAACACACAAAGTTATTTCAAACTGGATTAAAGTTTGAAGTTCCTGAAGGCTACATGCTTGAGATTAAGAACAAATCTAGTGTAGCTAGCAAGCGACAACTAGTTGTAGGAGCTTGTGTTGTTGATAGTGGTTATGATGGTGAAGTATTCGTAAACCTTCACAACATTGGCTTCGCTAGTCAATACCTTGAGCCGGGACAAAAAATTGCTCAAGCTGTTCTAATTCCAGTGTCTTACTGTGAAGTGGATGAGGTTGTATCAGACAATCTAAACGAAGGTTCAACTCGTGGAGATGGAGCCTTGGGCAGTACAGGTGATCGATAATGGTTAAAGTGATAGATAGAAAATACTTTAAGAAGTTCTTTGAAGAAGATTCAGAGCCTCATGTAATTAAGATGTTTAGCGACGGGTGTCATGTTTGCCATGACTTGGCACCCGACTATGAAAAGCTAGCGAACGATTTAAAGGGCTACACATTCGTTAAATTTGATGTGGACACAGACTCTAAGATCTCAGACTTATTGTCTCCAGATGGAGTTCCAACCATTTATCTTTTTAAAGATGGTGAATTATCAGAGATAGATTATGGCGATGGCTATGATTATGATTACCTAAAAGAATCTATTTTAAACGAAACTAACTTAAAAAAGGAAGATTAATGAAAAAGGGTTTAACTTATGACGATGTATTGCTTGTTCCGCAATACAGCGACATTGAATCAAGATCAGAGGTTTCACTAGCTACTGAGCTTGGAAGAGGAGTTGATTTAAAACTCCCAATCATTTCATCTCCAATGGATACAGTTAGCGAAACAGATATGGCTGGTGATTTAGGAGACTTGGGTGGTCTATCAATTATTCACCGCTACAATTCAATTGAAGAACAAGCAGGTATGATTGCTTCGCTTGGTGGAGAAGTATTAGTTGGCGCCGCCGTTGGTATTGCTGGTGATTACATAGACAGAGCAATAGCTTGTGTTGAGGCGGGAGCAAAGGTAATTTGTGTTGATGTTGCTCATGGTCACCACATCTTAATGAAGAAAGCAATTAAAAAGATTAGGAAAGCTGTCGGTAAAAAGATTCATATCATGGCTGGTAATGTAGCAACCTTGGAGGGTTTCAATGATTTGGCTGATTGGGGCGCTGATTCTATTAGATGTAATATTGGAGGTGGCAGTATTTGTACTACAAGAGTACAAACGGGACACGGTGTTCCGGGGCTTGAAACAATATTCCAATGCGCCAAATCAGACCGAAATGCAAAAATCATTGCAGATGGCGGTATTAAAAACTCGGGTGATATTGTTAAGGCTCTTGCTGCTGGGGCTGATGCTGTTATGTTGGGATCACTCCTTGCAGGAACTTCTGAATCTCCAGGCAGAACCTTCAAAGATACAGACGGAAAACTAAGAAAAGTTTATCGTGGTATGGCTTCAGCCGAAGCTCAAAAAGACTGGAGAGGTCGTGTAAGTTCTCAAGAGGGTGTATCATCTTCAGTTCCATGGCGAGGACCTGTTGGTGATGTTATTGAAGGATTAGAGCGAGGTATCCGTTCAGGGTTATCTTACTCAGGGGCTCGCTCAGTAAAAGAACTACAAGCAAAAGCTCAGTGGTTACAACAAAGTAATGCGAGTACCACAGAGAGTTCAGCACACATTAGGTTACGATGAGCAGAGAAGGTAAAAAAAGAATCGTCGTAGAGATTGACGAACACATCCATGCTGAGTGGATGACTAAACTACACGACGATGAGATTACACAAACTAAATTGTTTAGAGCAGTTATGGAAGCATACATTAAAGATGATGCTATAATGCGAAAGTTCGTTGATAAATACAAAGAAAAATTTAAAATTCAATCAAGAGCAAAACGTTATCGAATTGCTAAAAACATAGAGAAATCTAAAAAAGTAAAACAAAGTTTAAACATAACCGAAGATGAATTAGACAGCATCTTTGATGTTATCGAAAGCCACCACTCGGAGTTATAATGGAATGTAATAGAGAAAAAGGAAAAAATTTACCTTGTTGTGAGAACAATTGTCGTCATTGGATTAATTATAATGAGGACAATAACTGTTGTTTGATTTCAGTAGATAAACATGGAACTTTAACCCTACGAGAAGTAGCAGAAAGATTAGGTGTAAGCTATGTTAGGATCAAACAAATACAAGATAAAGCTATTAAGAAAATAGCTTCTGAGAACTTTGAATAACAATAGACTATTTAATAATGTAACACTTTAAGGAGATTTACAAATGTCAAAGAAACCACTACTTTCAGAAGGAACAGCCCGTCGTTGGGCTAAGTATGCTGGAATTCAGAATGAGTCCAAGGCTCTTCTTTCAGAGATGTACAAAATAGAAGAGGAGTACATGGAAGAAGAAGAGGGTCCATTGGAAGAAGAAGAGCTAAAGAAAGGCAAGGGAGACGAGGATGATCTTCTAGCCGAGCTAGAGGAAATGCTAGCCGAGCAAGACGACGAGGAAGAAGAGCTAGAAGACGATGAGCTAGAAGACGAAGATGAAATGGACGACGAAGACATGGACGATGAGGACATGGAAGACGACGACATGGAAGACATGGAAGACGAAGAAGAAATGGACATGGACGACGAGGAAGCTGACGAAGAAGCCGCTGGTGGTATGGATCAGCAAGCCGTTGAAGATGCTGTTAAAGCTGGTCTAGAAGCAATGGCTTCCGCAATTGGTGATGCTCTAAAGATTAAGATTGATGTCCGTTCCGGTGAGGAAATCGAGCCAGAGGCAGAGCCAGGGGCAGAAGCAGGTGGCGAAGAAGAGATCATGGAGATGGGCGACTACAATACAGCAATGGAAGAGGCAGCCGTCGAAGGATTTCACGAAGGCATCGACCGCGAAGAGCTAGTCGAGAGAGTAATGAAAAGAGTTGCTGCTCGCTTAGTTAGAGAGTCCAAGCGAAAGTAAAAACTTTGATTTAAAAGTGTTACAATAGAAAGGGCAGGGGACAAAACCTCTGCCCTTTTGCCGTTTAAATCACTATTTATTCAAGAGGTAAGTTATGAGTGCTGATTTAATTTTAAACCTTATTAGTGAAGTATTAGACAGTAATCTAAAATTAGACAAGAAAGTAATAAAGGAAGAGCAGGATAGTATGACTCTAACCTACAATGCCATTCCAGAGATCCCACTATCTGAGATCGGCTGGTCCAGTATTGAAACTCGCGAAGGTGGTAAAGAAGTTCCATCAGAACAAAGACAACAATTAATTAACTTTTTGAAAAGGATTGAAGGCAACGACATTGCTGAAAAAATGCAAGAGCTTAGTAAGTTTTTTATTGGCGATGAAGAGTATCTAAGACAAAAAGGTTTTATTGGCGAAGGCGGTGGAGCTTCAGCAGCCGCTGATATTATCTCATACTTAACTTTCTACAAAACATTAACTACAATTATTACTCACTTTAATGCAGCTTCAGCAGGCTTCTCTTTTGAGTCCTTCTTAGCTGTTTTACTTAATGGTAAGCAGATCCCAACAGGTCAACAAACAATTGCAGACTTGATCGCTAGAGGATCTGACGGCAAAGAGACTCCAATCAGTCTGAAGCTCTATACAGACGGCTCTTTGAAAGTTGGCGGTAGTTTTACAGATTTAGCAAATGACTTAATAAAAGATGGAAAGATGCAATATGTTTGTGTCACAAAAAGGTTAAGTGGTAAAGGCTTAGAACAAGAAGGCGAGCTAGATTTTTATCGTTTTAATTTTAATTTAGATAATGTTTTCAACATTGTCTCTAGAGGTGTTGGAAAACACAAAGCTTGTGTTTTATTGCCACAGCCCTTTATGGATTCTAATGGTCAGGATTCTGAGGGGGTCCCCGGCAAAAAAGCAACTTTGCCAACACCAGAAGAACTAGAAACAGAATATGCTGACATTGTTAAAAAAGCCATTGCAGATAAAGCTGAGGCAATCCAGCAAGAGATTGGACCAATTACTGAGAAGATGATTGATGACATTATTATTAAAATCAACTACTCAGATCTAGATAACTTTACCAATACTAAAACACCAAGCCAGTCTAATTTTAATGCTAATCGTTTAGCAAATAACATTTTAGGGTTTATTAGTGGTAGAGAATTTAATGACAAAAAGATTAATGGTCCTACAGCAGTTTCAAAAACTTTGTTGTATCAGGTATTTAGAGATGCTAACAATGTAACACTTAGATCTAGATACAAAAGTGGGGAGTTGGATAAACTAAGACAAACACAGATCAATAATCTCTACTTCCCAGGCGAGATGAGTTTTGAGGAAAGAATTGAAAACTCAAGAAAGTTTTACGAAGCAGCTAGTCCAGAATTAAAAAAGAAATGTTTAAAGGTGGCTAAAGGTTATGTTGATGTCATGCAGTTTGAATTAAACCAAAATCATGTAATAAACATCGATAAGTTGGCTGAGCCAACTCCAGGTGAGTTATTCCCTCCAGGTCAGACTAAATCTAAAATAGACAATGCCACAATTAAAATTGGTGTTAAGAATGTGAAAGAGATGCTAAGCAGAGTTACTGGAGAGTTAAATAAGATTATCTTCGGCATCTTCACAAGCCTCAAGTCTTTAACACAGCAACTACAATCTTACTTTGCTGGTGGTTTACAGGACGACCAACAGGCTGAAGATGCTAAAAAATCTGCACTTAGTATTGAGCAGAGAACAGCAGAGACACAGGCTCAGGCAAAGGCTGAAAGAGCAGCCGATACTGCCAAGCAACAAAGCTTTAACAAGACAAGAAGACAGGCTCAAGCAACTTCTCCAAGAGCTAAATCTGGTTCTACATATGGAGAATCAAAAGAATTTGATGACCAACTACAGCTACTTATGAAAGAGGTGTTTGGTAGATGATCGTAATTACAATTGGTGAGCTTTCAATAGGCAAAAAGCTTAAATGCCCAGCAGCTACACAAGATCTTGAACTAAACACAAAGAATAGAGATGCTGCTATTAAAGCAGACCACATTCAATACGGTCCTTTAAATGTAGACGAACCCGGTGATTACTGGGAGAAAATCGCAGAGCATTGGAACACAACAGAAGAGGCAGCAAAGAAATCACTTTGCGGTAATTGTGTAGCATTTGACATCTCACCAAGAATGGATGAGTGTATGCCGGGTGAAACATCAGACGACGATGGTCGCTTAGGTTATTGCTGGATGCATCACTTCAAATGCCATTCCGCAAGAAGTTGCCGCACTTGGGCTAAAGGTGGACCAATTGAAGATGACGACATCTCAGCAGATTGGCAAGAGCGAAACAAGAAAAGCCTAGAAGAACGAAAGAAGAGAAGAAAGAAAAGAAAGTCTAAGAGAAAGAAATCAAAAGGCAAGAAGGATCGCTGCTACCGTATCGCTAAAAGAAAATACGATACATTCCCATCGGCTTATGCTTCAGGAGCAATCGTTAAATGCCGTCAAGGTAAGATCTGGAAGGGCATAAAAGAATGACTCACGATCTACTAAAAGAGTTAATTCTAGAAGAGTTAGATGCTCTACTAGAAAAGAAAAAGAAGAGAAAGAAAGCTGGCTCTGAGTCCAGCAAAGAATCATCTTTAAGAGATTGGTTTAAAAGAAAAGGAGCCCCAGGCAAGAAAGGTGGCTGGGTTGATTGTAATACTTGCCGCAAAGACAAGAAGTCAGGCAGAACTAAATGTAAGCCTTGTGGCAGACAGAAGGGTGAAAAGCGAGCCAAATACCCAGCTTGCCGTCCAACACCAGGAGCCTGTAAAGAAAGGGGCAGATCAAAGACTTGGGGTAAAAAATCCGCAAAGGGGAAAAAGTAATGAAAGCATTAATGGAAAGCTTTAAAAGATTTATCAATGAAGAAAAAGAAATGGCTAGTGATGCCGAGATTGAAGAAATCATTATCGGAGTTCTGAAGGACGAAGGTGGAGCCGCAGGCTTAGATCCCATCGAGAAAGCCCTAGAAGGCAAAGTAGCCGATGATTTTGATCTAGTAGCATTCTTAAAAGGAATGAAAGATTCAATGGTCAAGAAGCACGAAGACGGCGATTACATTGAAATGACTGGACTAGAAGAAGCAGAGAAGAAAGGAAAATGCACTGGCGGCAAATACGACGACTGTGATGGCAGAGAAGAAAAATGCGATCATGTTCCCTGCAAAGACACTAAAAAAAAAGTAAAGACTGAAGTTGTCTCCGAGCATCTAAGCTACCATCTTAAAAACAAATTATCCCTAACCGAGTCTGTGTTTAGAGCAGGCTCGGATGCTTACATTGATCTAGTAAAAGAAGCAAGAGTTCTTTGGAAGATGGGCGGTTACCAACCCAAGATAGAAGAGTTAGAGCTTTTACAGTCCGACATAGGACAGTTTGGAATCTACGAAGGTGAGGAAGTTCCCCTTGACACACCTATGCTAGTTGAGGTAGAATTAGAGGAAGCCAAGAAAAAGAAAGCCAAGAAGAAGCCAAAGCTAAACAAGCCAAGTCTAAACACTGGCGGTGGTAAAAAGTGGAAGGTCTATGTCCGTTCTAAGTCTGGTGGAATTAAGAAAGTAACCTTTGGCGATAAGAAAGGTGGACTAAAAGGTAATTGGAATGATCCAGAAGCTAGAGCATCTTTTGCGAAAAGGCATAAGTGTGCTGAAAAGAAAGACAAAACCAAAGCAGGTTACTGGGCTTGCCGAGCACACAAATACTTCGGGAAGAATGTTCCCGGTAGATTCTGGTGAGTTCCCTTTTAGCGAAGAGCTAATAGACAATAAACTAATAAGAACTTTTGATCCTGATGTAGCAGACGAAGAACTGGTTTGGCATCGGGATCTTGAGGATCGTAAGATCACAGTAATTAAATCAGGCGGGTGGGGTTATCAATTAGACAATCAACTACCACTACCCCTTGAAGAAGGACAGGAGTTATTCATTCCAAAGATGCTATGGCATCGAGTTATAAAGGGAAATGAAAAACTTGTAGTCCAAATCAAAAAAATAACTTGACAAACATAAATTGTGTGTTATGCTTATAACACAAGTGGAGGAACTATGAGCACAATTCTGTGTGACAACGACGAATTACAATCTAAGATAAAGGTTGGAGTCAACAAGCTAGCTGATTATGTAGCTTCAACTTTGGGACCAAGTGGTCGCAATGTTATTATTCAAGAAGAAGGTAAGTATCCCTTCATCACAAAGGACGGTGTAA